TACGCCAGTGGCGTTGTAATACCGGTGCACACCAAAGTTCCACTTCACGATCACTTCCGTGTAAGAACCGGGGAAACCAGCGATTGCTGTCTCAGGTACAACGTCGATAATACGAACAGGCAGGGTCGTCGTGGTGTTAGTAGCATCATTGATGGCTACACCAGAGTTACCAGTGGTCGTAGAACCGGAGTTCTGAACCAAAGCAGCGTTACGATTGACATCAGTACGGTTTAGGTAACTGATAGTTGTTGTACCAGTGTCACACACTGCGGCTTTAAACAAAGCATCCGGGTCGTCTTGCACGTATGCAGACAGTGTGGAGTTTGTTAAACCGCCGGGGTAAGACTGACGGAAGGTCAGACCATATGTGGGGTCCACATAGGTGCAACCAAGGAAAACACCAACTACAGAGCCAGAGTCTGTGGTGGTCAACTTTGTCACATTACCATCGCTGTTCAAGTTAACAACGTCGCCAAAGAAAATAGCGGTTGCTTCAGCAGAACCAATGGGAATTTGACGAGTAGCACCAGCAAACACCTGACCGCCGATCAAATTGATCGGGATAAGCCCGTAAGGGCCTGATACGGTGGGATATGCCATTTTTAAGCCTCGTTAAAAAGTTTATTTACCTTTGCCAAACGAAGTCGTAGACCTTTTTTCTCTAAAGAGTGGCATACGGCTATCGTTCTCTCTCATGAACGTGTTGTCTACAGCCTCCATGTTGTCTTTTGTAGCCTTGGCGTAATAAGCCTTACGCTGTTCCATAAACTCAACAGGGATTTTGCAAAGTAACAGTCCGGCGACCTCAATATTGTCCTTAAAGCGACTATTGGGGTCAGTTAACATACTGAACTTAGGCTGCTCTTCGATCCGAACAGGCTCCCAACCCTCACGCATCTTAGAAGATGTGTTCTTGGCGTCAGCCTGCCCTTGTGAGGCAACTCGAATCCAACGGTATGCATAACCCGGCTGTTTATCCGGTTCCGGCAATGCGGAAGCAGGCATCCAAGCCTTGGGGCGCTCTACGGCGGATCGGTTTTCAAGTTCGCGTGCAAGTCGGTTTTCAGCCATTTTGATTCTCCAGTTTCATAAATTCCCGGGCGTACTGCTCCGGAGTTAAATTTAGTCGCTTCGCAATGTTTAATTGCGACTGCTTAAGCACAATCTTTTTGGAGGACGTGCTTCTAGAAGCGGGAGCAACCACAGTGGCGGGTTTTTCAGTGCGCTGAACGGGCTTGCCGCCCCCGTCAGACGTTTTTGTTTCAGTTCCGAATTCCTCCGGAAATTTAGTGCGCATTGTTTTATCAATGCGTTGGTAGTACTCATCGGTTGTCGCATACGCTTGACCGTGCGTACTGGTTAATTCCTCATGCAAGCCAAGAGCCATCGCGGTCATGACACGATTAGGCCCAAACCAAGGGTTGCGTTCTTTCCATGTTGCAGCCTTGGCATCGGGTTTTGGAACTTGACGTTGCTGTTCATAATCGCTATTTACAGGAGTTTCTGGTTCTTGTAAAGGGGGTGGTCTATACCCTCTAATTTGCTGTAGGCGGTAGTTGACCTCAGCCATCTTGGCCTGCGCATCCACCATCCTGTCAGAATCACCAGACTCATGGGCTTCTTTATAAAGCCGTTTAGCCATCTCCATTTCCAGTTCCGCCGCTCCTTTGGCGGTATTAATGAAGGTTTTTTCTCCCTCATTAATGCGAGATTTGAGGCGTCGATTCTCCTCAATCATCTTCTGGGCAAGAGAAATAGCCTCTTGTTGCTCCCGTAGAGCACGTTCTTTTTCCCGCCGCTCATCATGCCAAACCTTCTTCATTTGATGAAGGCGGGTCTTAACTTTGTCAGAGTATTCCTCTAATTCATCGGCTTCTAACTCGTCTACCAAATACTTTGGCATCGGGTCTCGACCTCGATCATCCTCCGGGGTATCGTCCTCAACTTCTATGTCAACCTCGGGTTTACCCTTAGATTCTTTAGTTTCTTGTTGCGGCGCAGCAACTTCTTTATCTTCGCCCTCAACTTCAAACTCGAATTCGTCTTTCTTTTGTTCTTCAGCCATTACTTACTCCTATTTGCGAGAAATCCCACGGGGGTCTTCAACTACACCCTCCACAGAATCGTCGTTGATGATCCGAAACTCACGTCCATGAATCTTGAGTCGCGTACCTGCGTGTGGGCGCACGAGAATAAAGTCCCCTTCTTTGCACCACGCTCCTGATGGGAAACGTGCTGTGTCTTTGTAGCAATCCGGCCCCATCTTCACGACAAAAAGAACCGTTGTGAGTAGTTCTTCATGCTGAAGTGTCAGGTCTGATTTAATAATCCCACTTTCGTAGGTCTCGTCAATCTCCGGTATTGCACACAAAATGCGGTATCCCGAGGGATCCGGTAACTGCTTGGCTTTGCGTTCGTCTGTGTCTGGCAGAGTACTAACTTCACCGTCTTCCGTTGCGATGGCAAGTTCAGTCATCGTTTTGTTCCATCCTTTCCGATGTTTCAATGAGAATATTATTTGCGATCAGTAAACCACGATAGATACCGCAAGCATATTGGTATGACCCAAAATCCTTGGCGTTGCCTAAAACGGTGTCCTGCTCGATTACTTTCATTTCCTCTTGTATCTTGTTTGAGAGATACTTGAGTAAGTCACTGCTCATTTACGCTCCTTGTTTGAAGGTTGAGGTCTACTACGAAGCCGGAGAAGTTCTTTGTCCCTCTCTAGCCTATTCTTTTCATCCTCTGCCACGGCTTTGATTATGGCGTCAGACTTTTGAATCTTTAATTTCTCATCTTCAGCAGTGGCTTTGACTATTGCATTAGCCGTAGCAATCTTTTCTTGAGACTGAATTCTTCGGCGTTCAATGTCTTGTTGCTGCATTTTAAGTTGCGCATCGGTTTGATCCTTCATAGTCTTACGCTGCACGTCTTGCGCTTTGATTTGCAATTCTTGCATTTGCATCTGAATAATCGGATCTTGTGCTTGTTGCTGTGCCTGCTGTTGTGCAGCGGCGGCTTGGTTCTGCTGTAGTAGTTGCGTAGAAGCCTGAGCCACGAGTCGTGAAAGTGCTGCTTCCATTTCCTCTGACAATGCCTCATCGTCGTCTTGCGTGTATGCAGGTATGGGTGCCCCAACCTGTTGTTCAATCATATTGCGGTATTGATAACCGAAGTGCTCTGCAATGTGTGATTGCAGTGAAGCCATGATCTGTTGAGCCATTGGGTTTTGACCAATAACTTGCGCAGTCATGGGGTCTTGCATAAACGACTGGTGAGCCGTTATGTGTGCTTGATGATCCTGATATGCAAATGCCTTAATGGGTTTGCCAGTAACTGCGTCCATATTTTCGGATATGGGATCGCGTGGCTTCATATCATCTTTCATCGGTACAAGTTTCTGGACGTTTTTGACGCCTAGAACCTCAAGCATCTGGCGATGCAGATATGGCAGGTCGTACAACTGGGGTGCGCCTTGCGCCAACTGCATCACCGCTTGATACTGAACAACCTTCTGCGACATGGTTGCCGCATTAGGATCGCTAACTGGGATTACCTCAACATCATCGTAATCAGACTGCTTTGCACGACGGTTGCCTTCTACCGGCTCGTATTCGTAGTCTTCGGGGGTGTAGTCCCTAATAATGTCGCGTAGTAACCGGAACTCCTGCTTCATCGCATAGTGGATGCGTGCCTGAACGGCAGACATCACTTTTAATGTACGCTCAAGAATTGCCAGCGTAGTCCCTACGGGGGACTGAGCACTCATGTCGGATACCTTCAGATCCGCTGCACTAGCGAACCTACGACCTTCTTCAACTATGGTGCCCAGTAGACTGTATAACACCTGCGACGGCTCCTTATATGGGAGCGTCATGATGTTGTCTTTGATCGTACCGCTTGGAACGTCTACATCTCTAAACTCCGCCGGAGAAATCGGCGTATCGTCGCCCTTAACTCTAAGACCTTTGGTCTTGAATCCACCGGGCAAATTACTAAGAGTGCCAGCGTCAACCAATTGGCGAATAAGGCTAGTGCCAGACTTAGCAAAAGCACCAATAAGATGAATGAGACCAAAACAGTAGAAGCCAAAGCCCGGAATGTATCCGTAATGAACGAAGTGATTGCGTTTCTGTTTAGTCTCATCTTCTGGGTGCCAGTTGCGTCGTATTGCTAAGATTGTTTGAGTTTGCTTCTCAATAGTGACGACGTAAGGTATTGCAATGCCTGTCGGCTCGCCGTCTTCATCGGTATCCTCATAGCCTTCAAGGTCCAAGTCAACGTGCATCTCCAATATCTTGTAGCGGTCATCCGTTGAGGCACGGAACCCCATCTTCTCAGCGATCTTCTTCTCAACCTCATCGAACGTATCCTGTGGGTCTGGTAACTCCACGTCACGGTAGAACCCAGCCACCATAAGTTTGCGCAACTCATTTGGCGTCTTACGCATTACATGAGTTACACGTGATGACGATTGCAAGTCAGATGCGCCATAGGGGACAACAACATCCTCGGCGGGGACAAATACAGAGACCTGTCGGTTAAGCGACGGATCAAAATATACTTTCTTAAACGCATTACCCGAGAGACCCAAGCCCCACAACATGCGCTCATGCTCAGGGCGATACTCCGTCATCACGTCAGTCAACTGATAGTTCATATCATCTTGGACGCGGACAGCGGCTTCTTTTTTCTGCGGGGTTTCTTTACCAATAATCTGTGTGCGTACCGGACCCTTGGCTGGGAACGTCTCCATCATGGTCTCGGCTTGGAACTTCACCAACGCTTCACTTAGCATCGGGTGGTACACGCCACACGCTCCGGGCCACGGCTCGGTGCGGTCTTCAATCTTTAGACCTAGAAGTTCTAGTCCGTCTACATAAGTCTGCATCCAGTCCTTGCGGCTGGAGAGATCGTCATCAAAGTCGCCTAGTAAGTCTCCGGCTATCTCTGTTAGTTGCCCATCGTCTATGTCATCGGCAAGGTTGGCGTTGAAGTCATCATCTGACTCTTCGCTCGGCTCAATCTCAATTTCCATGTCACCCATACCAATGGTGACTTTCTCAGGATCCTCGATCTCTATCTCAATAGCGGGTTCCTGATTTAATAATTCTGGGTCCATCCCCATCGGCGCTTGCGCCAACGATTTGTCAATTGCCATAGTCTGTCCTTAGTAATATCCCTCTACCTTGCGCCTGAAGTACTTCTGCTCATCTGGCTCATCCAGCGCAGTCCGTATATATCCGCCCTTGCGGAACCTCATCAACGCAAGGGATACCGAGTCAACATAGTCATCATGCTCGCCCGCCGGGAAAGATGCAACCTCATCTATGACCTCCTCAGCCCACTGAGTGTTCGGTGCCCAGACTCTACCACTTGCGAACAGGTCTGACACAGCATTTAACCGGCTGATCTTGTCGTTACCTTTACTGGGCGTGAACTCTTGCACGGGTATGCCCATTGCCCGCATCTCATATATTAGAGGGGCACCGGAAGCCTTCTTCTCGATAATTATTGAGTCCGGGTCCCACTCCTTAAACTGCTCCACGGCCTCCTTTTTGAGCCTTGGGAACTCCATGCGCTCCCTAAATGCATTGAGCAAGATGATGTTTGACTGGGCTATCCCATTGTCGTCCGGGTGATAAAACACCCCCCACGTCGTCACGGCTGAGTAGTCGGCTCGATTGCTTTTCTCGAACGCCGTATCCCACGCTTGGAGGATAAAGTCGCAGTTCGGGGGGTCTTCTTCCTCCCAAGTCTGCCACCACTCCCTTTTTACAATAGCGGACGCCTCGGAAACTGGGTTTTGCTGGTACTGGGCCTGCCACTTACTATTAGGAAGTTCTTCTTTTAGTGCGGCAAGTTCCTTTAGGGACCAAAACTCAGGCCAAAGTGGGTTCCCAGACGGTAAAAGAGCCGGAAATTCGATGACTTCCCACTCATCCCCACCCCTTTGGGCGGCACTCTTGAGCACTTGCCCCGTTAAATCTCTCTTACTCCACCGCGTCATAACCACTACGATGGATCCACCCGGCTGGAGACGCTGCCGTGGGCCTGATGTGTACCACTCGTAGGTTTTATCGTAAATATCTGGGTTTATTTCCGCCAAGGCGGCTTCTTGTTCCGAGTGAGGGTCGTCAATAATGAGCAAATCCGCGCCTTTACCGGTAACAGCACCCCCAACACCGATAGCAAAATAGTCTCCGCCAGCGTTAGTCGCCCACCTGCCAGCAGCCTTAGAGTCCGCCTGTAACTCAACTCCTTGAAATACGCTTCTATAGGTCTCTTGATCAACTAAGTTCCTCACTTTTCGCCCGAAACCCACCGCCAACTCGGCAGTGTGGCTGGTCTGAATGACTTTTTTATGCGGGTAATTACCTAGAAACCACGCCGGAAGTAGATAGGAGGCGAATTCTGACTTGGTGTGCCGTGGCGGCATATTAATAATGAGCCTCTTTAGTTCTCCGCAAGCCACCCGCTCGAACGCCCGGGCCATTCTGGCATGGTGCCTGCCTGCTATGAATGTGGGCCACACCTTTCTAACGAACTCCATAAAGTTCTTGCGGGCCTTTTCCTGCTCCTGCATACGCTCGTAAGCCTCTAACTGCTGATAGACCTTGCGCTTTTCTCCGTCTGGGAGTTGCGGCAAAATTTGCAAAAGAGATTTGAGTTCAGACAGGGTTGGGGCTTGCATCCTCGTCCTCTTCCTTGGGCGCTTCTATTTCTTTCACACCCAGTTCGGCTTCTAGGTCATCCACTAGCGGCTCTACGTCTATCGTATTGCTGTGAATTAGGCGGCGAACCTTGCTACGAATGGCCTCTTCCAGATCCTCGCTAGTCTTGTGGATAACTGTAACCTCGGATTTCTCTGAAAAGAGACCCACATCTTGGATCTTGCCCAGCAGTTCTAGGGCCTTAAGTTCGTACTTGGTATCCCCACAGTCCGCCAAAAGGATTAGTTTGTTCGTAATTACTGTCCGTAACTGGACTGCATCTGCAACCACTTGGTGATCATAGGCTTTAAGCATGCCACCGACCCTAGCCGCCACCTCGGGGCTATTAAGTTCTGCAGGGAGATGCTTTGAATTTGGGTTCTTTCTGAGATCCTCAAATAGTTTATTTGCCGCCTTTTCGTCCTCAGCGGTCATATCAAAGCCCATCCCTAGTTCCTGAAGAACCATGGCTGTCGTAGAGGAAACCTCTACCGCTTCGCGCACTGTTTGGGGTGCGTCGTCAGTTTGTGTATCCGGCAACGGTTTGGCGTTATCCGGAACAATTTTAATTGTTGGCATGTAAGAAGCAGTTTGGGGCTTCGATATGCGAAATGTAACACATAAAAAATAAAGGTGTGGGGGACTTGGATAACCCCCATCGTCAAAAAGAGGCGCCCCCACGAAAAAATTATATACCCCCGGGGGGTATGGGACCCATTAGGAAAAGTACGGGGGGTGTTTCTGTATATACAAAAACTAACTTAGCGGCAAAATTTACCTAGGGGGTGGGGGTAGACGCTGCGCGCAGTGACTAAGGGTCATTCTGTGGACGCGGTATTGACAGTGCAAAACACTGTGTATGTAGTAAGACTGTACGTACGAGTATGTTTATGGGGGTACCGGAGTAGTAGGGGTAGACGTAGGAGGATTGAGTTGCCGGTAGGGTTACTAAAACTATCGTAGAGATATTGAGTTGACGGTAGTCGATTCGATTTTATTTTTTGGCGTTTGATTCTTGCGCATGGCGTGTCTGCGCTCGGCGTGGTTCTTCGCGCTCGGCGTGGATCCTCACGAAAAAATAACACATTGTCGCTGATTGTGGTATTATGTGTACATGGTGATGCGGGGCGATTGATCAGCGCGACCATTGCGGACATTCCCGTGTGACGCGGTTTTGTCCGGTTCTTTATGATTGGATTGATTATGTCTAATGTTCCTTCTGTTGTGGCTGACGCTGTCGCGTCGGTGTTTGTTCTGTCTGCTGAGTTGTCCGAGCGCGTTGCGGTTGCGGCTGAGATGGCGATGGATTCGGCGTTTGATTTCCGCAAGTCCTGCGATTCAATCGCGTCGGTGTTCGGTGCGGTCAAGTCTGACGGCGTTCTCAATTTTGATTCTTGGGAGGTTGTTCGCAAGAAATGGGAGGCCGTTGCATCGGTTCGGGCGCGGGATAATGGCGCTCTTGATCCTGACGGCGCGGCTAATGATCGTTGGCAGGATGTCTCTAAGTTCTTGCGGGAGTTTCACGGTCTGACTAAGCCCAAGTCGGCAAAGTCCGATTCTGTCGAAAAAGCGCAGAGACGCGCGGCTGAAAAGGATAAGGCGCTTGCTCAGGCTCAGGGTCGTTCGGCGGTTGAATTGCAGACTGAGGTTCTCGCGGCGTACGGTCTTGGCACACCTGACGGTGTGGCTCACGCCAAAGCCCTTGAGAAAGTTCAGAAGATTGTCGCGGTTGTTGAGAAGGACGCGATTGACGCGCAGATGAAGCCGTTGATCAATGCCGCGAACGATCAGCATAAAAAGGTCATGGAGTATCTCAAGGGCAAAAATGACCCGAAGTTGATCGGCGATTATGTGGTTCTGTTGAAGTCCACGATTGATGCGTGGGAGTCTTTAAGTAAGTAAACCCTTGGGGCGAGCGTGGTGCTTGCCCCTATTCTCTAGAAAGGTGTGATTATGTCTAAGCGACCCAAAGGTAAAACTAAAGCATGGCGCAAGTCCGGTGATCGCAGTATGTCCGGGCGCATTCGGGCTTCCCGCCGCCGCTGATTTTTAAGAGCCACCGCCTCGGACTGCGCAAGCAGTTTGGGGCGGAATCAGGCTTTGCCTGACCAGTTTTTTTCTGACCAGTTCTTAACCAACGTAATAGCCCACGCCCACTCCCCGCCTTCCCTTGATCATCAAAGCAACGTCATAGCCTATGTTAGTACTCACGGACTTCTCTATTGTTCGGAATGTTCTTAATGTTCTAGGTAATTGTTCCATTGTAAGTCTTTGATTATAAAGGAATGTTCTATTGTTCCGTGTTTTTGGCACTTTTGCACCGTCTGCAAATATTTTTCAATGCCTGTTCGAGGCACTCCGCAAGTGCGAATATTCTAGACCAAAAAATACCCCCGTATAATAATTTAAAGAACATTAAGAACAATAGAACAATACACCTCAAACGGCTTGCCCTAGCCATTTCTATTGTTCTATAAAAATTTAAAAATTTAGAACATTCCGAACATTAGGAACAAAACACGCTCCTGTAACTTGACATTGTAAACTTACCATGCTATAATATAGATTCATCAGTCGTAGTTTGTCCGCAACCTATTGTTCTACTTTCAGATTGGAGCCTGCCCTATGTCAGACAAAACCGTGCCGCACGGGAATGTCCGTAAAGATCCTTACGCGACTTTGCCCCCCAAGCCTTGCCGCATCTGCAAGCAAGCCATCGACCTTCGTCGTGTAGTTCTAGAGAAGACCACATGCTTCGAGTGCCAACAGAACTTGGACATCACCGAGCCTGTAAAACACCTTGTTGCTATCGCATACAACAAGGGAGCCTACCAATACATCCACAACCCTGCCGACCTGTTCGACACCAACCCAAAACAACCAAGAGGAGCATGACCATGAGCCAAGGGAACCTGACCCAAGTCTTAGTACACATGATGGAGCACCAACGACTTGTAGACCAAATCGTGAAACCAAACCTTGTACCCAAGCCAACCAAGTCCATTACCTTAAACGACAAGGTTCACGCCATTCGCGAGAATCACGTGGGCAAAGACAAACCCGTGGAGAACGGGATTGTCCGAGTGATGGTCAAGGTTAACTACGGCACGGAGCACTTCTATCCTGCCAACCCAACCGCCGAATTGTTCCGCAAGGTTCAGGGCGGCAAGACCCTGACCAAAGCAACCCTGAAAGTCTTAAAAGACGAGGGCTATGCTATTCAATATCGCTACGAGGAGCCTGCAATATGAACCAAAACATGACCCATCAGGAGGCGTTTTTCTTAATGCTCAAGGCAGCAACGGTCTACTACAAGGTGAGTGCCGACTTTGACGCCGACGCCAATGCCTTTAAGCCGACCAAGGAAGAGGTACGCCTTGCCACGTTGTATCAGAACTACATCGACGAGATGGTGGCTATCGGGGGAGACTTTGACCTATGAGCGAGATCGCTGAGTTTTTGCGTGCTTTGAACGGAGCGTTGGGGCTGATAGCCATAGCGTTCTGCGTGTACTTTTTAGCCTGCATTGTGATGGGCAGAGGGGATAAAGAATGAAAAAGAAATATGTGGTGACGCAGTATTACAGGGTTGAGTTGGAGGTGGAGGCAGAGAGTCAATACGATGCGTTATGCATGATTACCGATGATGACCGCAATTTCTACACCGTAACTGCCAACATGGACAATCCCGACAACGATGTGAAAAACCTTGGTGTGTGGGCGGCAGACCTAGACACCGAGGCACACGAGATGGAGGGTGACAAATGAAAACATCGTGGTGGTATGAATCAGGTGCTGCTGCGCAAGCAGCACAAGAGTTGGTGTGGTTCGTAGTAATAGTCATAGTGGGTATCGGCGTCATGGCATGGCGGGATATGAGGAAAGAGGACAAAACCGTACAACGCGGGAATGTCCGCAAAGGGGGAAAAAATGAATCTAAGTAGCGCACTTCTGCCGAGGTTTTATAACTACGAGCAGGCAAAGGCATACCACGACTCTGTGGTTCCGTTCAGGTCAGGCAACAATAAGGCCAAGCGCCCCTTGGGTGCCCGTAGGTATGACTACTGCCAAATCCTGCACTACCCCGAGACCAACGCGGTAGCCTTGCAAATGTATGGGTCAGACGTGGTGACATGGTTCCCCAACGGCGAAGCCCACGTGTCTCTATGCAAGTACGACACCATCGGGACAAGGCAGTTTATTTATGCCACGACAACCGACATCAGACACGAGCGGGGTGTGACCTACCTGTACGCGGGTGGTGCGACTGAGGGCGGGTGGTATGCGTTCGCGGACAGCGAGACCCCGTTGATCCTCAAAGATAGCAAAGTGATGAACCCTGTTCAGACGTATACGTACAAACCCCGCCGTGACGTGATAAAAGCATTGCACAAACGATATGGTGGTTTTAGAGAATACGTTAAGACTATGGGTCTGGTAATGACGGGCTTAACCGAAAAGGAAGTGGAAGAGGTGAGCATGCATCTACCGAGGTATGAGAACCAACGCTTTATTAAGTTGACCCTGCCCATCGCACGCAACGTCTACTACCACGGTGCGATAAAGCCGAAGGAAAACCTGACTGCGTTCTTGCAAAACATCGAGAAGGCGCAGGCAACGGAGGATTTGCATGCCTACTACCATATGTTCGTGCATCTTGGGGTGTCCGCACTTCACTACAACGCATACACGCACACCTACACGGTGGCATGGGCAAACAACGCGGGAGAAATTGGCAAGACCCTGCTTGAGTATTTCGATGAAATCATTAAACATATCCACAGAGAGGAGGTCTTTAGCAAAGTAGAAGTACCGATTGGAACAAAGTCAGCAAACGTCAACCGTAAATACTTTTTATAGGACAAAACCGTGCGATACGGGAATGTCCAACAACATCAAACCAAAGAGGAAATAAAATGGAAATTAATCTGAAGAGCCGTGTGACACTAGCCGAAGCCGCCGACATCGTTGTAGCGGTGGGTAATACCAACGCCTGCTACCTAGCGGGTGAGCCGGGGATCGGTAAGACTGCGATGCACGATACTATCGTGGCAAAAACAGGCATGCGGGGTATCTACATCGACGTGCCTAACCTAGAGTTGGGTGACCTTGGTGTGCCTGTGCCCAACCATGAGACTAAGACTACGACGTTCTATCCCAACGAGCATTGGGGGTTTCATACGGGCGAGCCGCTTGCCATATTCCTTGACGAGTTTACGAAGGGCGCACAGAACGTGCAGAACATGTTGCACCCACTATTGAACGAGCGACGCATCGGTGGGATGAAACTGCATCCTGATTCTATCGTAATGCTTGCGGGTAATTTATCCGGCGATGGCGTAGGCGACAACATGAAAGCCCACACACGAGGCAGACTGACTGAGATCAGCGTGAAGAAACCACATGCCGGTATCAACGCCGACGGGACTATCGACCCTGACTCATGGGGCATGTACGCGGTGCAAAACGACGTAGCGCCCGAGGTTATTACGTTCGTCAAAGAGTATCCGCAAGTGCTTGCTTCTTATCTTGATGGTGGGCAGGCAGAGAACCCATACATCTTTCACCCGAAGAAGCCACAGGTTACTTGCGTATCACCACGCACTTTGGTCAAGGGTAGCAACATCGTTAAGAAGCGTCTCAACATGACACATAATTCTCTAAAGACAGCACTTGAAGGTACCATCGGTGCGACGGCAGCGCGGGATATGTTGGCGTACTTAGAAGTTGCCGACTCACTTCCAACGTGGGAAGCCATCGTGAACAAACCCAACGAAGCACCCGTACCCTCATCTCCAGCAGCACTTTGCATCTTAGCGTTCAATGCATTGCAGAGAATTGACCGAGGCAGTATTGGCAAGTGGTTCGAGTACATGAAGCGCACGCCGAAGGAGTTGCAGTCTGTGTTCTGTCTGTCTGCTATGAAGTCTGATGCCAAGAAGTCATTGGTCATGACGAGCGCACCGTTTGTTACATGGATGCGTGAGAATCAATACTTATTCTAAAAGGAAAAAACAATGGCTAAATTAACTGCCGAGCAGCGCATCGAGAAAGCCCACGTGGCTCTCATGCGTCACAAGAAGTTCTGTTTGTTCTCAGGTCTATTCATGGTGGGTAAAGTCACCGTGGAAGAGTTGATGCCGACTGCCGCGACTGATGGTGTCAATGTGTTCTATGGTCGTGCGTTTGTTGACCGCTTAGACGATAAGCAGTTGGGGTTTCTCATCATTCACGAGGCCATGCACAAGGCATATCGACACTTAACAACCTGGGAAAAACTGTTTAAGAAGAACGCATCTCTAGCGAACGCTGCGTGTGACTACGTGATTAACTTGCAGATCAAGGACTACGATCCTGACGAGGAGATCGTGCGCATGCCGACTGACGAGGAAGACAACGTCATGGGGCTGATCGATGAACGGTTCCGTGGCATGGATACCCAACAGGTGTTCCTGATTCTTGAGAAAGAAGAGAAGGACAAGGGTGGCTCAGGTGGCTCACATAAGTCTGAGCCATCAGACAAAACCGCGCCGCACGGGAATGTCCCCCGAGGGTTCGACGAGCATCTATGGGAAGAGGCGGGGCAGATGGATGAGAAGGAAGCCGAGCAGATTGCCAAGGAGATCGACAACGCCCTACGTCAAGGTGCTTTGCTTGCAGGCAAGATGAATGGTGGTGTGTCCCGTGAGATCCAAGAGTTGCTGACTGCCAAGATTGATTGGCGTGAGGTGCTTCGAGACTTCATCAAGCAGATTGCCAAAGGGTACGACGACTCATCGTGGCGACGGTTCAACAAGCGGTTGGTTGGGTCTGACATCTACATGCCAACGCCCATATCGCAACGGCTTAACTGTATCGCGCTAGGCATCGACACATCGGGGTCTATCGGCAACGCCGAGATGGCTGAGTTCTTAGCCGAGGTCAAGGCTATCTGCGAGGAAGTCACACCACAGAAGGTAGAGTTAATGTATTGGGACAGCCATGTGGCAGGGCACGAGACGTATGAGGAAGGCGCCGTGCAACATCTGACTGATTCCACGAAACCACGAGGTGGTGGGGGTACTAATCCTAACTGCGTCATCAAGTTCATGGGTGACAAGCAGATGGAACCCGACTGCATCGTGATGCTAACTGACGGATGCTTCTTCGATGGGGAGGGTGATTGGAGCAACGTCAGCGCCCCCTTGTTGTGGTGCATCAAAGACAACAAACAGTTCACACACAAGTATGGAAAGGCGGTGCATCTATGAAAGAGGAAAGCAAATCAGTACGGGTGAGCCTTGAGGCATACGAGACCCTGCGTCTTTTGCAGGGGGACTTTGCCAAGCAAGTGGGGTTCACTCCATCTATCACACAGGTCATTGAATATCTTGCTTCTAAAGAAATGAAAGAGAGGAATAAATCATGAGTTCATTCGGAATCGAAACAAGCGCCATGCTTGTAGAGTTATCAATTAGTTGCTGGACTGCCCGCAAGTTAGACAAGCGTGTTTCTCAAGAAGTAGATGCTACTAACGGTACGAAGGCCCGCGCAGGTAACTACAACAAGAACCTACTTGCAGGTACACAGAAGTTGGACAACATCGTGAAGTTCGCGGCTAACGCTCGGGCTTGGCACAACGTCAACACCTTGCCGTGGTCAGACAACGGACTACGACTGTTGCCTGTGGAAAACTTTCTACCGTACAAGGAACGGCTTAGTGAGTTGGAGCAGGAATACAACGCATTGGTGCAAGACTTCTTGACTTCTTATCCTGATTTAGTTGACGCGGCTGCGTTCCAATTGAGCAACCTATTCGACAGAAGCGAGTACCCCGCAGCGGAAGATATTGCCGGTAAGTTCCGGTTCCGTTACATGTTCTCGCCTGTGCCGACAGCAGGGGATTGGCGCATATCTGTGGGGCAGCAGGCACGCAATGAGTTGGAGATGCAATGCAACAATGCTATCGAAGAGCGTGTCAAGGGGGCTATGAAAGAAGCGTGGTCTCGACTGCATGAATGTTTATCCCATGTTAGCGAAAGGCTTGAGGATACTCAGCAGGACGCCAAGAAGAAAATATTCCGTGACTCCTTGGTGGAGAACGCTCAAGACTTAATCGAGATGCTCAAGGTACTCAACGTAACAAAAGACCCTGAGTTGGAACGGGCACGAGTTCTGATGGCTCAGACGTTCACGGGGCTAGAAGCCAAAGACTTGCGTGATAGTGATGCCGCACGTCAAGGTGTGAAAGCCGAAGTTGATTCAATACTATCTAAATTTAATTTCTGATTGGAGAAACCTATGAAGATTAAAAACCTGCGCCAAGGCGCAACCCTCGCACCCCGACTACAAGAGGTACTTGATTTGGTCTATGCCAAGCGCCCCCTTCTAGAGTATGAGGTGGAATCGTATTCCGACAATCACTATGTCGAGACCGTTAAGGTATGGCAAGACGGACAAAAGGTGGGCAAGATCTACTCGCGTTATCAACGGTACAGTCCTACTAATGGAACAACCGAGATGTGGTATGCCCTTGAGTCCGACAATATCAAGAAGTCACGGGGGGATCGTGATACCAAGTATTGCAAGAACGCCAAGGTAGCAGCACGTACTGCAATAGAAGCATTTACGAAGAAGCCTCTGGCAGAGTTGGGCAAGAGTCTAATTTCAAATGTCAAGTACGCAGTAGAGTCTATGCACGAAAAAGTTGAGAGGGACTATCGGAACTCAATCAGTATTAATTCCCTAGAACTTGCTAATTACTTTGTCGATGTAGTCATGGCTAACAACCCCCCTGTGCCAAAGCGGATCATCGACTCAATGAGTAGTAACGACACAATACGGAAGGGAGAAAACTATGAGATTGCCTGCAATGTGTTTGCTCACTTAAAAGCCAACAACGGCTATGCTATCAGGGTTATGCAAGATGAAACATTACTGTGTGCGCATATAGGCAACCCTGATACGACTAGCAAACACCAAAGCACTTATGAGTTGGATCAGTACACACAGGAAAAATTTACCATGCTCAAATTGCTAGACAAGAATCAGTTTGCTGCCGACATCGGCATTAAGTATGAGAGCGACGACGGTGTTAAGAAAGAAACAATCTATTTCATCGTAGCAGGCGAAACCAAGATTATGTAAGGTTTGACGTAACCCGTATTGCAGATGCGGTAAGTAGTATCCAATCAGCCTGCGTGGGACAGGTTAATCTGCTAATCCCACACCTTTCCTCACGGACAAAACCGCGTCACACGGTTTTGTCCGTTTTTCTTTGGGGTTCTCCCTACCTAAAAAATATCTTGCAATCTATTTTTATTTGAAGTATACTCTGTCCATAATTAGACAAGAGGATATTTCATGGCAGTCACACCTGAGGGCAGAGTCAAGGCTAAGGTCAAGGCTCTCCTAAAAAAGTACGACATCTATCACTTCATGCCTGCAACAGGCGGCTATGGTCGAAGTGGAGTTCCCGATATTATTGCGTGTATGCGCGGTAGGTTTCTTGCCATCGAGTGCAAGGCAGGCGCGGGTAAACTTACTGCATTACAAGAGCGTGAGTTAGCAACCATCGAAGAAGCCGGTGGTATTTCTTATGTGGTCAATGAGACTAGCCTTGAGTCGCTTGAGATTGCGTTGCGTTCTTTCATCGCTGACGACGATGACAGATGCTGACCTGACCAGTTCTGAGGAGTAAAAGTGGGAATAGTTTCTGAGCAAGTAAAAATTATGCTTGATCGTATGGATATGTACCCCGAAGAGTTTGTACACCCTTTTGAGTCACGCAACATAGAAACTAAGTGGAATGACATATTACAAGAGGGTCGTTTCAATTGGATTGAGAAGTTTTTGATTAAGCGTAAATACATTAGGTTAAAACGTCAGGCTACGCGAGATGCCATCATGGCTACCATTATGCATGATAAAACAAAAGAGCCACCTAATTATTTCTTTGATGCTGTATCCCGTGTAGTCGCAAAAACTAAGAAACAAAAATATGATTATTAGCGTAGATTTTGAGACGTATTACGACAGAGAGTTTTCGCTCTCAAAGATGACCACAGAGGAGTACGTGCGTGACGACAACTTTGAAGTCATAGGGGTTGGCGTAAAGGTTGACGACGCCGAGACAGAATGGTTTAGCGGTACGTACTCTGAGACCATGCATTTCTTGGGTAAGTTTAAGTGGGCTGAGGCGTTTGTTTTGGCGCATAACACTATGTTCGATGGCGCAATCCTTTCTTGGAAATTCGGTGTTAAGCCGATGGCGTGGTTGGATACCTTGTGCATGGCACGTGCAACCGACGGGCTTGAAGTCGGAAACAGTTTGGCGAAGTTGGCTGAACGATACAACCTAGGAGTCAAAGGCAATGAAGTGGTTAATGCGATGGGCAAAAGACGAGCAGCGTTTTCTGATGAGGATCTTAGCCGGTACGGTAGTTATTGTCGTAATGACGTTGACCTCACTTACGCTCTTTTTCAACGCCTTGCCCCTAGATTTACTAAAACAGAACTTAAACTTATTGACCTCACTCTGCGAATGTTTACTGAGCCGGTCTTAGAACTAGACCTACCGTCGCTTGAGCAACACTTAGAGGATGTCAAAGATAAAAAAGAAAAGTTGATGGCTGCTGCGGAGTCCGACAGAGATACGCTGATGTCGAACGATAAGTTTGCTGCTCTTCTACAAAGCATGGGCGTGATGGTGCCGACTAAGATTAGCCCTGTCACAGGCAAAAAAGCGTGGGCGTTGGCTAAGTCTGATGAGGGGCTGAAAGAATTACAGGAGCATGAGGATCTGCGGGTGCAAGCACTTGTCGCCGCACGGCTTGGAACTAAGAGTACGCTAGAAGAGACTCGTACCACACGATTTATTGGAATAGCAAAGCGGGGCAAGATGCCCGTGCCCCTACGGTACTACGCCGCCCACACGGGGCGTTGGGGAGGCGATGACAAACTTAATCTTCAGAACCTACCGAGGAGTGGGAGGCTTAAGCAAGCCATTATCCCGCCGACTGGCTATGTGATTATTAATGCTGACTCATCACAGATTGAAGCCCGTACTGTGGCGTGGTTAGCGGGACAGGGAGACTTAGTTGATGCGTTCGATAAAGGTGAAGACGTATACAAAATTATGGCGTCGGCAATTTATGGCAAATCTGTCGAGGAAATTACGAAGGAAGAGCGATTTGTTGGTAAGACGACTATCCTTGGGGCGGGATACGGAATGGGCGCGACTAAGTTTCAGGCTCAACTTAAGGTATTTGGGGTTGACCTACCGGAGGCAGAGTGCCAACGCATTATCGCCGTCTATCGACAAACCTATCCCAAAATCCCAGCGTTGTGGAAACAAGCACAAAAGAGTCTCGATGCTTTGGTTGCAAGACAGACTACACCCATTGGAATGTACCCTGATGTTGTATCCGTCACAGAACAAGGTATCCGACTACCATCCGGGTTGTATCTTACCTACCGGGGACTCAAAGCCGACTCCGACGGTCAGTATTCGTATAAAACAAGGATGGGCGAAACAAAAATCTATGGCGGGAAAGTCACCGAGAACTTTACTCAAGCGGTTGCGCGATGTGCGGTTGGTGAGCAAATGCTCCGTGTCGCAAAGAAATACAAAGTCGCGCTGACCGTACACGATTCTATTGTATGTATTGCTAAAGAAGCCGAGGCTGATGAGGCTGTGGCTTATGTAACTGAGTGCATGAAATGGCGACCCAAGTGGGCGCAGACACTACCCCTTACCTGTGAAGTTGGAGTTGCTACAAACTATGGAGATGCCTGATGAATAACAAAATGGACTTTGCCCCGTATTATCTTGAGGCAGATAAAAAGATGAAAGAAGCGTATCAGTTGCTAAAAATTAGCAAATACGAAGAAGCCAATACGCTGATTGAAGAAGCAATTGTTGAACTACGCATGATGCGCGTAGCGGTGAGAAGTCATGTCGAGTAACTACACATGGTCTTACAGCAGTATCTCGCTGTTCCAACAATGCCCACGGAAGTATTACCGACTGCGGATAGCGAAGGATATTGTCGAGCCGCCACAGCAGCACTTGATCTACGGCACAGAAGTACACCAAGCCGCCGAGGATTATGTCTGTAACGACAAGAGCCTTGACCCACGGTATGCCTTTCTGAAGCCGACGTTGGATGCGCTTAAGGCACTCCCCGGTCTTAAGTTGTGTGAGTACGAGATGGGGTTGACCAAAAACTTCGAGCCAGTTGGGTTCCGAGATGAGAACGTGTGGTTCCGTGGAATTGCGGACTTACTAATCATTGATCAAGACCGTGCGCATTTGGTTGACTACAAGACTAGCAAGAGCAGTCAGTACGCTGATCGCAAACAGTTAGAGTTGTTAGCCCTTTTAGTATTTAAGCACTTCCCTCACGTTAAAAGCATAAAAGCAGGGTTGGTATTTGTAGTTGCCGAGGATTTAGTTAGAGCCGCCTACACCGACGACATACAAGAAGGTGCGTGGGCTAAGTGGCTACCCGAGATTCAACGCTTGGAAAAAGCGATGGAGACCGATGTGTGGAATGCCGTACCGAATTTCACATGCCGTAAATTTTGTCCGGTACAAGACTGTGAACATAATGGAAAAGGGCTATACAGATGAGAACCAAGACGAGAAAAACAGAGCAAATTCAAGCCGCAATTAAAGCAGGCAATTCCGTGGCAGCGATTGCTAAGAAATTTAAAGTAAAGCCACAAACGGTGTATTCAATGCGGTGGCAAATGAAAAATGGTATGAAGAAAGTCGCCATATCCAAGGTCGAGGCAACTATTGTTAAGAAATTGGGAGTGCCTCTTGAAGTTTATGCAAAGGAAAAAATTAGGATGAACAAAGAAATCGCACCCAAGCCGACACCCAACACCGACTTTGTTCGTGAAGAACTTGCAAATGTCGAGCGTCAGATTGATAACCTTAATGTGATTGCGTCGTTCCTTGCTATCCGGTTGCGTCAGTTGGAGCAAAATGGTGAGTGAACCACCGGTAGATTGGTTTTTGATAAACCAGTTGGTCGAGCCTGAGCATCAGTATCTTGATGCGGCTGATTTGCCCATTGATCCGATGCGTATGGCTTGGCCTTTTAAGACCGATGCAGAAAGAAAGTTAATTGCTAAGTGGATGAAAAAACAAACCAAAGTCCGCAGGATAAAGTTTTCGGAGTTTGAGGAAGCCCCGTTCTAAAGAGGAGAATGTAATGGTAACGCTTGCAGAAGCGCAGTTAGTGTTTCAAATTGCTATAGAAGAAGACGGCACTAATTGCCCTTGTTGCCATAGGTGGGGCAAGATCAATGGGTATCAAATAACAAGCACGCACGTACGAGGCATGATTTGGATGCTCCAAAACTTTCCTGAAGGGGATTGGGTTGATTTAGGTAAAGCCCCGCCGTGGATTTTGAGGTCTAAGTCGATGTCTACCCTGCAGCATTGGGGGTTACTAGAATCCAAGGTAAAAGGTATGGATGAAGATAAACGAGGTTCAGGGCTGTGGCGTCTGACGCCAACAGGGCGTGATTTTGTTTACCATCAAACAACAATGCCAAAACATGCGTTTGTTTTTGATAACAAATTGCTTAAGCATTCTGAAGAACATATAGATGTGATACAAGCGTTAGGTAAAAAGTTTTCCTATGCGGAACTAATGAGTACAACTTACAGAGGTGTTGCATGAGTGATTATGAATACACAAAAGACTGGTTTGCATGGGCGCCCCAAGTATGGTCGCAGTTAATTCCACACCTACCGGCACGCAAGAACTTCTTAGAGATTGGTTCATTCGAGGGGCGGTCTTCTGTATGGACTATCGAGAACATGATGGAAGATGGCGGCGAGATTGTCTGCATCGACACATGGGACGGAGGCGCTGAACACACACCCGAAGATATGGCAGGGACAGAAGAAAGGTTCCATAAAAATATTTCTTTGGTTCGTAGTAAGTTTCCTAACCGTGCCGTAGTGTCGCTCAGAAGTACGTCTGTTGAAGGGTTGGCTGGATTGATTGCCCACAAAAAACAGTTTGACTTCATCTATATAGACGGGTCGCATCTAGCCAAAGATGTGCTGACAGATGCGTGCATGGCATGGCCTCTGCTGAAGAAAGACGGATTCATGGTGTTTGATGACTATGCTTGGAAGCCGCCGGGGTTCACCCTGTTACAGCGCCCCAAGGTAGCGGTAGATGCGTTTGTAAATATGTTTGAGGATGAATTACTTATTGCCCATTCCGGGTATCAACTTATCGTGAGGAAAGTATGACCGAAGAAAAGAAACCAAGTCTAATGATTGCAACTCCCATGTACGGCGGGATGTGCACAGGTCATTACGTAGCAGGGTTGTTGGGAACCCTAAACAAAATGCGGCAAGTGGGTGTGCCCGTGTACTGGGCGCAGATGATGAACGAGAGTTTGATTACCCGTGCCCGTAACGAGTTAGCAAGACTGTTTCTTGAAAAGGGTATGGACTATTTGATGTTCATTGACGCCGACATTGGTTTTGATGGGCAGGCAGTAGCCACGCTGATGGCGGCAGACAAAGATATTTGCGTAGGTATTTACCCCAAGAAAGAAGTTGATTGGAAGAAAGTATCCGAAGCCGCCAAGCAGGGTAAAGAAAACTTAGCCGACTACGGTGGGGCGTTCGTGTTTAACATGGTTGGGCAACGGGCAGAAACTAATCAAGATGGGTGCATCGAGATTCGTCACGGTGGTACAGGGTTCATGCTGATTAAGCGCAAGGTGTTTGAAGATCTGATGCCTCATGTACCGACCTACCGCACGTCGTCATTTAAAGACCCTGAGACAGGCGAATACGCCAAGCCGCTGACCCATGAGTTCTTTGCCACGAGCATTGACGATACGGGTGCGTTGTTATCTGAGGACTACCACTTCTGTGAGATATGGCGCAAGTTGGGCGGCTCGATATGGGCGAACCCATTTGTCAAACTAGACCACGTAGGTACTTATGTATTCGGTGGGGATATTGTCAAAGCAGGAGGAAACCTAAAATGAAAAAACTAATTACTGGGTTGTTGTTTGTACCATGCATGGCAAGTGCTGAGTTTTTAGATGGTAACGGTCTGCTGTCGAGGATGAACGACTCCGAGTCCATTCCAAAGATGGTTGCCCTTGGCTATGTTCAAGGTGTGGCTGATGTGTACGCAAGAGTAAAGGTATGCGCCCCACAAAATGTAACAGCAGGCCAAGCCCGGGATGTGGTTAAGCAGTACTTAGAACTTAACCCTGACAGAAGACATTACTCTGCCGATTCTCTTGTGGTGAATGCGTTATCCCAAGTGTGGCCTTGCGCTAACAATCGTAGTGGTACTAGACTATGAGCGACCTACGAGATGCAGCAGAGTTGGCGTTGACGGCTTTAGAAAACACTTGCCCCAACAATTGGACATCAGTAAAAGAAAATCTACGCAAAGCACTAGCGCAACCAAAGCGTGAATGGGTTGAGTTGAGCCGAGATGAGGTTTTGGATATTGAAGAAACCACAACGCACCCACTTGCGTTTTACCGAGCCATCGAAGCCAAACTAAAGGAGAAGAACAGTGGCAGTTGAGATGACCGACTTTGAGCAAGGAGTGTGGGAGTATTTATGCTCACATAAGAAAACCCCCGTTCAGGCAAAGACGATTGCAAAAGAGTGGATCGTAAGCGAGAACAGAGTAGCCCGTACACTAAACAGATTCTATGAAAATGGTATTGCTGACATAGTGCGCATTGGGTCTAAAAAGTTTTATAAGGTGAAAGAATGACCCTCGAAGAACAGATTGAAAAATTAAAACAAGAGGTTGAGCACTGGAAACAGGCGTACCGCAGGGTCAAAACCGAGAACGAAAAACTGGCACTTGACTTAGGGATACGGGATTACCCACAATACTGTATATCTACCCTAGGAGAGCAAAATGCCATACGTGAACAAGCCCCGCCCGTACAAGAAGGAATGGAACCAACAAAAGGATCGTGATGAGAAACCTGCTAGAGCCGCCCGTGAGCGTGCGCGATACCACATGGACAAAGACGGTGTTGACCGAAAAGGAAAAGACATTGACCATATCACCCCCCTTTCTAAGGGTGGGACAAACGCCCGCAGTAATCTTAGACTCGTCGCTCCTAGCACTAATCGTTCTTTTAAGAGAAACTCAGATAGGTCAGTAAAGAAGAATGCAAGTAATAAATAATAAAGTTTTGGTGGTGCGCACTAAGTTCCCAAGCCGCATCACCGAAACAATACAAAAAAGCAAGGTCGTACAAAAAGAGGGTGAAGTCAGCGAGGTAGCAGTGAATTGGGGTTTACACGAAGCCCAGACATTGCGCACGCTTAACCTTAAAAATGTTCCGTCCCCGATTGTTCGGGACTATGCTTGGCCCGGTGCGTTCCCCCCGATGAGCCATCAGAAAGACACGGCTTCATTTTTTACCCTACACAAGCGGGCGTTCTGCTTTAACGAGCAGGGCACAGGCAAGACTGCGGCGGCTATATGGGCGGCTGACTATTTAATAAACCAAGGGTTAGTACGTAGAGTCCTGATTATCTGTCCCCTTTCTATTATGCAGGCGTCATGGCAGTCCGATCTGTTTAAGTGCGCCGTCCACCGCCATGTTGGGATAGCGCATGGTTCTAGAGAAAAACGTAAGGCAATTATTAATGGCGCCGCTGAGTTCATAGTAATTAACTACGACGGGGTTGAGACGGTTGCCGAGGACATTCTTAATGACGGTACGTTTGACCTGATTATTGTGGACGAAGCCAATGCCTATAAGAATGTGACCACGAAGCGTTGGAAGACCCTCAAATCCCTCGTTGGGGATAAGACATGGCTGTGGATGATGACGGGCACACCGGCGGCTCAGTCGCCTACGGATGCCTTTGGGTTGGCGAAAATGAATGTTCCACAGAATGTTCCACGGTTTTTTGGGGCGTTCCGAGACATGGTTATGGTCAACATTAGCCGGTTCAAATGGATACCCAAGCCGACTGCGCAACAGACTATTTTTGCTGCGCTGCAACCAGCAATTAGGTTTACCAAAGAGCAGTGTATTGACCTACCTGATATTACGTACACATCCCGCAACGCACCGCTGACTCCCCAACAGGAAAAGTATTACAAGATTCTCAAGGATGACATGTTGTTGTCGGCGGCGGGTGAAGAGGTATCGACAGTCAATGCGGCTACAAACCTTAACAAGTTGCTACAAATTTCAGGCGGTGCAGTTTATAGCGACGCAGGCAATGTGATTGAGTTTGATGTCTCAAACCGTCTCAGCGTGGTGCAGGAAGTAATAGATGAGGCGTCCCACAAAGTGCTGGTATTTGTGCCGTTCACCCACACCATAAATCTGCTTAAAGAGTACTTAACTAAACAGGGCGTTACTACAGAAATTATTAATGGGAATGTAAGCGTCAACAAACGTACGGATATTTTTAAGCGGTTCCAAGAACAGCCGGAGCCGAGAGTGTTGCTAATCCAACCGCAAGCAGCATCCCACGGAGTAACCCTAACTGCGGCGAACGTAATCATCTGGTACGCTCCAGTTACTTCTATCGAGACGTACCTACAGGCTAATGCACGTATACACCGACAAGGGCAGAAGAACCCGATGACTGTGGTACATATTGCCGGTAGTCAAGTAGAGAACAAGTTATACAGCATGTTGCAAGGCAAACTAACAACCCACTCGCAACTTGTTGATTTGTACAATACTGAAATTAGTTCTTGACAAAGTATAGTTGTAGTAGTACCATTATAAAAAATAAAACCAAGAGGACCATATATGGATGTTTCCGTAGATAAACTTGTCTCCGTTTACATCAAGATGCGCGATGAGCGTGATCGGATTAAGCGTGACATGGAGTCGCAAATCGAAGCAGTTGAAGAACAGATGAAAGTCATCAGTGCCGAGTTACTTAGTATTTGCAAAGAGACCGGTGCTGATAGTTTTCGTACGCCATTCGGTACGGCGTATCGCTCACTTAAAGAACGCTATTGGACAAACGATTGGGAATCTTTTCATAAGTTTATGCAAGAGAACCAAGCCATGGAGTTATTGGAGCGTAGGATTCACCAAAGCAATATGAAGCAGTTTTTGGAGGAAAACCCTGATATGCATCCCGCAGGGCTTCAACGGGATCGTGAGTATCAAATCACCATTAGGAGAAAATGATGGCTAATGACATTAGTTTGTTTCAGCAAGCAGTACCCGACTACATTAAAGAAGTTGGGGTTGATGAGTTAACCAGATCGCTCGGCGGTGCTGGTGGTATGAAGCGTATCTCCCTGCGGGGCGCTGTGTTTCGTATGATGGTTAATGGCGAAGAGATTGCTAAGAACGAAAGCCGTTCGATGAATGTCGTCGTGGTTAACGGTACTAAGCACGTGGCGCGTAAATACTATTCAGGTGGCTACACTCCCGGTGAGGCGGCTCCCCCTAACTGCTGGTCTAACGATGGCGTAACACCTGATGTAAGCATCGAAGCACCTCAGCATGCAAACTGCGAAGGTTGCCCACAAAACATCAAGGGTTCGGGTCAGGGCGAAAGCCGTGCATGCCGTTATGAAAAGCGTCTTGCTGTAGTTTTGGCAGATGACATCAAAGGCTCGGTGTATCAGTTGATCCTGCCGTCTAAATCTTACTTTGGTAAAGGTGATCAGGACCACATGCCGTTTGAGCAGTACGCCAAGTACGTCGCTTCACAAGGCTACAACATTAATATGATTGTTACCGAAATGAAGTTTGATTCGGATAGCGAGTCGCCTAAGTTGACCTTCAAGCCTGTTGGGTTCTTGAACAAAGAGCAGTGGGAATCAGCCAAGTTGCAAGGCGGTACACCGGAAGCCAAGTCTGCAGTAATCCAGACCGCATCCCAAGCCGACTCCAAACCCAAGGCTATTGCTGCACCTGTATCAGCACCTGCAGCAGCAAAGGCTGAAGTTGAGATTGCCGAGCCGACTAAGAAGACTACTAAGAAGTCCGCTGAAGCACCCGCTGCAAAAGCCGATCTCGCTTCAGTCATGGCTGGCTGGGCTACGGATGATGAGTAATCATGACGGAATCTCGTGGTTATTCGTCTCGGTTAGTCGAGCACAATAAGAATGCCCCCGCAACCCACCCCGGCGTAATGCTGGGGAGGTTGTGTATTGCTCAAGATATTTCAGTTATTGATGCTGCTCAGTTCTTTGGCGTAAGCCGCATGACCGTTTACAAATGGTTCAGAGGCGAAGCACTGCCGCGCAAGAAATTTATTGAAGATATTGAGGGGGTAATTGCCAAATTAAAAAGTAAAGCCCGTTTGGATTAGGAATGCCAACAACAGAACTACTACAAGCGGTGCTTCCATCCGAGGGATGGTATTGCATTGTTGGGTTAAAAACAGGGAGTAAGCCAAGGCAGACATTCCACAAGACATTGGAAGAATGTGAGCAAGCAATTGCTGGCTTAATGAAGGATGAGTACAACGCATACTTTGCTTGTTCTAAGTACGAGTCCAATACATCACGCACACAACCAAATGCCAAATACATCAAAGCCTTTTGGCTTGATATTGACTGCGGTGAAAACAAAGACTATCCGGATCAGCCAACAGGACTCCAAGCCCTACAACAGTTTTGCAAAGTAACAGGACTACCCAAGCCAACCATTGTTAACTCAGGTCGGGGGCTGCACGTCTACTGGAGACTTAGCAGGACTGTTACTGCTGAAGAGTGGAAGCCCGTCGCCGAGCGCATTAAGTATCTGTGCGAAGAGTACGACTTCAATGTTGACCCATCCCGCACGTCAGACTTAGCCTCGATACTTAGGGTTCCTGAAACTTTAAACTTTAAGGACGACCCACCTAAGCCTGTATCAATTCTAGCAATAGCACCAGAGATAGATTACGATACGATCAAGAGTCGGCTCGGCGTATTAATTGCACCACCAGAATTTGAATTGCCTAAGCAACAACTTAACGAGTTGACAAAAGCGCTGGCAAACAATGAAGAGAAGTGGTTCAAGATTATTATCGCCAAGACTATCAAAGGCGAAGGCTGTGCGCAGATAGCAAAGATTGCTACAGAACAGGATACGGTTGACTACAACCTATGGCGGGCAGCATTGTCCGTGGCATGGGCTTGCGAAGACCGCGATGTGGCAATACATAAGATCTCGGAAGGGCACCCAGACTACAATGCCGCCGAAACCGTTCGTAAGGCTATGGATACCGGGGGGCCACAACGATGCTCTACGTTTGAGAAATACAATTCCGAGGGATGTGACGGGTGCCCACACAAAGGCAAGATCGCGGGGCCGATTCAATTAGGCAAGAAGATTGCCAAGGCTGCTGCCGAAGACAACATTGTTGAAGTACCCCAAGAAATACCTGAGTTACCGCCGACTAAGATTGTAATTCCTGATTATCCGTTTCCGTATTTCCGTGGGAAGAACGGTGGCATCTATCGCTCTAATGGCGACGGGGAAGATCCTGATCTGGTCTATGCGCACGACTTGTACATTGTTAAACGTATGCACGACCCGCATCGTGGTGAGGTGGCTTGGATTCGGCTACACCTACCAAGGGACGGGATAAGAGAGTTTGCCTTACCAGTTACTGAGTTAATGTCTAAAGAAAAAATAAAAGAGCGCTTGGGATGGTATGGCGTGGTCGGTGGCGTCAAGCAAATGGACGCAATCTCGCAATTCATGATTAAGTTTGTTAACGAACTCCAATT